ATTATGAAATCTGCCATCAGTTGAACAAACTATCCTGTATTGATTTGCTCCTGCTGCTGTTACATAGTCGCTTGGCACATTTGAGTTTGCATTACCCCCTGTTGAGTTGCTATCTATTAATGCAGCAGTAACATACGCTGTGTCAGTTATAATTGTAGGGCGAGGATCAGATGCTTGATATTTTGGGTATGTAGCTGTTGTAGTTGTATTTGGTACAACACTAGGAATGCCATCACCTCCCCAATTAAAGTCCATAAACAGCTTACCAAAACTTGAGCTATCAAATAACGTAGATGAATAAGTATATCCTGCTTCACTAAATATTCTATCAATTAAATACTTGATCTTTATAAAAGGTCTGAACGCTTGTTCTAATGATGTTAGTTCAGGAAACCCATCAAGAGAGTTATTTCCAGTAGCACCATTTGCTATTAGTATCTGACCTGTCCAATCTACAAAAGGGTAAGCTAATACCTGTGTAACACTAGCATTATCTGCTCCTGCATAAGTGCCTGTTGGTAAAGGGTTTGTTAAAGGTAATCCATCAGCAGCGGTTGATGAATACCAACTTGCCTTAATTGCAACCTTAGAATAGGTATGTTCTAGCTCAGAGAAATCTATAAAATCAAATGTTCTATCTTTTAACGTATCAGCTAATGCTATTGTCTGAGCATATAAATTTACATTGTAGCTTATTTCACCTTCTCTCTCTTGTATATCAATCAACTTTAAAAATCCATCAAAAAGAATAAACCCATCTTGCTTTAATACAGCTCTAGTCTGAGCATAAGGATTAAAGTCATAAGGATTACCTATTGTTCTGGTGATGTCAAATATATTCCCAAATATTTTGTTATTTCTTTTTGTTGCTGGTAAATTAAAGTCTTTTGAGTATGATTGTATCTTTTCGGCTACATTTTTAAAGTTATCTACACTTAAAGTTAGCGGTATCTCCTCATTCTCGTATAAGTCACAAATCGCCTGTCCTTCCCAATCTTTTATGCTTGTTTTACCTGTGACAGCAATACTACTAATTACTAGATCATCATTACTTGTGTTTAGATAAGAAATGAAAATAGTGTCATTGTTAGAGAGTGCGGTAAAATTAGAACTTGCCTGTGTAGCATTAGCAGAAATAGATGAAGTAGATCCAATTTGTCCACTATAATTACTAAAAACAATAAATCCATTTGCAGGTGCCATATTTACTGTTATCGTATAGCTTTCTCCTATAACTAATCCTGATAGTTGCTGATAAACCCCGCATAGAGTTCCACCCCCAGAACTTGAAACAGAATTAAGTGTTAGACTTCCGCCAGAAGCAGATGCCTGAGCAGGGCTTCCATTAATTGTATTTTTAAACCTATACCAAGCCCCAGATATAGTAGGTGGTACAGCACTCATTATATTAGTGTATGGACTTCCTGAGGTTGAAATATTAGTACTAAGCGAACTGTTGACAGTATCAAAATTCAACGCATCTACCATAAATTCGTTAAGACTAGCTATTTGCGGGTATAATATTAGCTGAACACTCATTATGCTGGTTGTGTTTTTTGAGTTTTATTTCTTTCTAATTCAAATGTGTATTGCATTAGTTTATCATTTGCTATTGTCTTTCTTGTATAGCTTGATGTTGTTACTAATACTGGCTCTACATATTTATTAGTGATTGTGTTATATGGGGCTGATTCTGACGCATCAAAACCTTTAATTATATAAACATCCTGACTATTGATTAACTCCTCAAACCATACCGCATCTGCTTCTGTAACAAAGTCAGTATTAACTTGTATTCTTTCTGTTGAATTAACTCTAAAGTTTTTCCTACCTCCTTTAAAACCATCTATTCTGTATCTGCTATCATTCCAAGACCCTTGCATTTGTGTATATGTAGTTCTGTTAGTAGATGTTGATCTAACAGACTTCATAGTGAAAGTATAATAATCCCAAACACCCCATTGATTTAACCAAGCTAACCTGATACTTTCATAGTCTTTAGCATTAGGGCAGTTGACATTAATAGTATATATTTGACCTAAAGTGCCATCCTCGTTTTCTGCTTGTATTGTGTAATATCCACCCTGTATCAAACCATCAGTTACAAGTGTTTCAAAACCGCCCTTGTTAGTATTTCTAAGGTTAGCAGGAAAACCGCCAAAGTATAAAAAAGATGAACTTAGTCTATCATAGTTAGTAGCACCGCCACTAGACCAGCCCTGCGAAACATAGGTGCTATGAGTTGTGCCATCATTTTTATAGAATGTTAAATTTATTTGTTTAACTCTATACTTGTACACATTAGGGTTTGAACTTACAAGACTAGCATCTGGCAGAAAGTTTAAAAAAGCAAAAGTTCCATAATCATCTACATTTGCGTATTGAGTTGTTGGTGCGTTAGTTAAGAATTTAGAGTTGGCAGTTGAGCTTGATAGATAAAGTAAATTAGATTCTAAATCATAACCATAGTTATCTCCAGCAACTAACGATCCAGAATTATTAATATTACCTAAAGTTAAATAGTTTTCTCGCTGTAACACTCCATTGAAAAAAGTATACATCTCTGAGTTTTTTGAAGAGCCAGATATAATGCCAACAGGGGCAGTAGCAGTTGTTGATCCTTCAACTTTAAATTGTATAGCAAATCTCCTTATATTGTTAACTCCTCTAGCCCATCTATCAATAACGTGTACAGGGTGGGGTGTTTGTAAACTGTATGCCACATCTTTGTATTTGCTAACGCTAGTTATACCTCCTTCTCCAGCTCCTGTGTGCTGTGCAGAAACATAACCCTCTAAAAGATTTTGA